CGCCAGAGCAGGCAATTGAAAACTTAGACAAGGTTCGTGCAATCGTTCTTGATGACGAAAAACGCCTGCAAATGGACCACTGGCACGGAAGCGACGAATGGCGCAATCGCACTTGCGCAGAGGAAACACTCTGCGGCACAACTCATTGCATGGCTGGCTGGCTGCAAGTCTGCACGACTGAGCAAGCCCTTAAAGATATTCCGGCGCAACTCGCTGGTGTTCTTGCTGCGCCTATTGCCTCAAAGATGTTTTATCGCGGAAACGCTGAAGCGCTGGAATGGCTGCGTGATCGCAAATACGCTGACGAAACCGAAGCCTACGAAAAGCGCGGCGCTGAATTGAAGGCGAAGCGTGAAGCAGCCGCAGCCACGGTGCAGCCATGAACGCCCGAACAGAGACCGCCCTTTGCGCGCAGATCTTGGCCGACCTGCAAGGGCCGGTGCCGATGCTGCATAGCGAGTTCAACGATGACACGATTTACGTCTATGACGTGCTGACTAAGCACTTGGTGCGTGAAATCGGCTGCAAGGACAGCGAAGCAATTGACTCGCGCTATATCGGCCTGCGGGTGGCTGCTGGCGAGACATGGGCAAAAGGTTTAACAGCTAAATATCAAGGAGTTTGGAAATGAAACAGAAAATTAAAAGTTTTGTCCACTACAGCACCAACCCATGGGAAAAGGGTCGCTTAACGATCTACCCATGCGACATATGCAGTGTGACTAACGGCCAGATTCTTGTCGGTGAGATTGATGTTGAATTTGATATACCTGACGACTTTGATCCACGGCCCAGCCAGATTGCAGCACTGCAGGCAAAACAAAAAGAAGCCGCCGCCGCTTTCTACGCGATGACCACTGAACTTGACCGACAGATCAGCAAGCTTCAAGCGCTGGAGTTCACGGCATGAACAGCCGCTCTTACTACCGGAACAGCATTCTCGCGTTCCCAAAAACAAGTGAATACGGATGCGCTGTGGAGTTCTTTAAGCGCCGCCCCAGCCAGCGGCTGATGGTCCGGGTGTACGCCGCAGCGTTGGCTGTGGTGCTGATGTCAGTTGGCTTTTGGGGAGCGCCGGCATGAACAGCGAACAACTCACAAGCCTTGCAGGTTATGCCACTAGCTGTATGTTGCTACAGACGCCAGTTGAAATGCTGCATGAAGATGGCAAGAAGCCAGCAGGCTTTCCGTTGCCGATCAAAAAAATGCAGCCCGGCACTGATGGCAGGTTGCGTCAGGAATATCGCCCGATAGCTGTGTTGGATTACATCAATGAAGTGCTGACCGGCGAGATTGCCGCACGCGCCGCCCTTGACCGTGCCGCGCTCAAGAAGGAATCAGTATGAACTACTACAAAAACTGCCCGACAACGCATTGCAAATGCACGCAGCCAATGATCTGCAACAACGGTTGCTACATCACGCCGCTGCATCAGGACAACAGCGACAACAGCGACAAGACCGACAACGGTGACACGCAGGCACTGACAGCGCCCGAAACGATCCTTTTCGGCGGGGTGGTGCTGGCTGGCACCGGGATTTGCGCTGCAGTGCTCGGCTATGCCTGGCAGCGGTTTTTTAACTAAGGGGATTGATATGACTGCCGCACTCGCTGCACAACCATCCAGCGCCATCACACTGACAGATAAGGAACTAATCGACGTTCTGACCTCATCGCTTTACCCTGGCGCCAACCCGCTTTCAATAAAGATGGTTTTGGGGTATTGCAAAGCAGCAGGCTTGGACCCGATGCAAAAGCCTGTTCACATCGTTCCAATGTGGGACAGCAAAGCCGGTGCAATGCGTGATGTGGTCATGCCCGGCGTTGGTTTGTACCGCACCCAAGCCTCACGCACCGGGCATTTTGCAGGGCAATCAGAGCCGGAATTTGGGCCAATGATTACAACCACACTCAGCGGCGTGTCGGTAACCCATCCTGAATTTGCAAAAGTCACAGTCAAAAAATCAATGGCTAACGGCAGCATTGCGGAGTTCACGGCTATCGAATACTGGATTGAAAACTACGCCGTGAAAGGCGGTAAAGAAAAGTCTTCGGCGCCAAACGCCATGTGGCTCAAACGCCCTCGCGGGCAGATTGCGAAATGTGCCGCCGCCCAGGCGTTGCGTCTGGCATTCCCCGAAATGGGCGCACAGCCTACAGCCGAAGAAATGGAAGGCAAGACGATGCACGATGACGTTGCAGAGCGTTCCATCAATCCAGAAACCGGCGAAATTACCACTCACGTTTTTGATGTTTACGCTGCCTTGAATGCGGTTGAAATTTGCATAAATCCAGAGGCATTGCTAAAGGTCTGGAAAACCGAAGGTGCAAAGGCGGTTGCTGCAAAAGACAAGGCCGGGCACGCAGCTCTAAAGGATGCCGTCAAGGCCCGCCGCGCAGAGTTTGAGGCCGACAGCGCCAACGAAAACATTATTGATGCAGAGGTGACTCAATGAGCGCGCTGATTATCCAAGGCAGCGAGGAATGGTTTGCCGCCCGCATGGGCCGCGTGACCGCCTCGCGTGTGGCTGATGTGGCCGCAAAGACGAAAAGCGGCTACAGCACCAGCCGCGAAAACTACTGCATCGAGCTGGCGCTGGAGCGCCTGACCAGCACGCGGCAAGAGTCCTTCACCAATACCGCGATGAAGTGGGGCACCGAAACCGAGCCACTGGCCCGCGCAGCCTACGAAGCGCATACCGGCGCGCTGGTTGATGAGGTCGGCATGGCTGCGCATCCGTCGATTGACATGGCCGGCGCATCGCCTGATGGTTTGGTTGATGACGATGGTTTGCTTGAAATCAAGTGCCCGAACTCAGCCACCCACGCCAGTACCTTGCTATCAGGTAAACCAGACGGCAAATACATCATTCAGATGATGTGGCAAATGGCTTGCACCGGTCGCCAGTGGTGCGACTTCGCTAGCTTTGATCCACGCTTTCCGCAGCCGCTACAACTGTTCGTCAAACGCATCCCGCGTGACGCCGAAAAGATCGCAGAACTGGAGGCCGAGGTAGTCAAGTTCTTGGCCGAAGTGGATGACATGGTTAACAGACTCAACAACATGAAAGAGGCAGCATGAGCGATTACGACAACACGAACCGAGGCGTACTTTTCAAAAACGACCGCAAACAAGAAGGCGACAAAAAGCCCGAATACACCGGCAGCTTGAATGTCGATGGCGTTGAGTTTTTTCTGGATGCCTGGCTGAAAGTCGGCAAGAGCGGTGCGAAGTTTATGAGCGTGTCCGTCAAGCGCAAAGACAAGCAGCCAGAAGCCGCGTTACAGCAGCGCCAGCCAGCGCCAGCGGCCCGACAAGCGCCGGCCAGCCAAGGCAGCGGCTTTGATGACATGGACGAGCCACCTTTCTGACCATGCCAAGCACCGGAGAAACCAAACTGGCTCAGATGCGGGCCTATTACCGGACCCCGAAAGGCCAAGCAGCTAGCGTAAAGAAGTACGACACGAAGCTAGCAAAGCTGGGTAAGCGCCGCAAACCCCTTAAAGCAAAGCCAGCGCCGCTGATTCAGGCACTGGCTAATTGGAGATAGACCATGACCACAGCCACTCGCCAACATTACCCACTAATTCCTAAATGGTTTCAGCCGAAAGTGGCGCAGTCCGTGCAAACCACGGTGCAGGTTTACCATTGGCAAAACATCACCGCCATTGTCGGCGGCAAGGCTGATGCGTCTGTTCTGTGGGACTGGGTTGAATCCGCGCTGACCTACTCAGAAATGATGCGCCTGCTGCAAAAAGACGGCACAGAATTTACGCCGGAGGCGGTGACGGTGATTGCCGAACAACTAGAAATTACTCCGCTGGTTGTGGCACGTTTTCGCCGTACCAGCAGGGTCGGCTTTTCCGGCACCGAACTAAACATTGCCAAAGCCGCAGCGCATGTGATGGACAGCCTGATTGGCATGGACCGCCACGGCATAGCCTGGCAGTCGCGGCAGTGGAGTAATGCGCAAATTGAACTATTAAAAAAGCAAGGCGAAACCGTATGACCGACACAACCCATCCAGACCGCCACTTACAAGAGTTGCAGGCTTACGAGTTGACAGTGAGTAATTTGCGGGCAGAGTTGGCGGCAGAGCGGGCACAGCCTGCCAATGATCGTGCAGCTTTTGAGGCTTGGGCAAAGCGTGAGGGGTTAAATCTTCGCAAGGCCGAGGCAAAAGAGCCGGGAGGAATACCTAGTTCGCGTTTTGGCCTTCGCCCTGCCAGCTTCTATTTTGATGAAGCTGAATGCGCTTGGAGGGCGTGGGCAAACAAACCAATCACGCAGCCAGTACAGCCAGCCGCCAAGGACATTCTTGGAGCGGTAGCACGCGGATGGTGTCATCCAATAAACGCCAAAAAAGTAATGGACTCGGACTTGGCTATCGCTATCAGTGCCGAGGTAAACGCTTTGCTTGAAGGTCAGCCAGCCGCACCTATAACGCAAGCAGCACAGCCTAGCCAGCCTACGGATGCTGAGCGGCTGGATTGGTTGGAGCGCCAAGATTTTGATAGCTTGGGTTTTGCTCTGGTGAGTGATGCTCCTCATGACGGGGAGTACAGGATTGAAACTGATTTTGGTACGTACTACGGCAAGGCGTTGCGCGAAGCAATTGACGCAGCCCTCACCACAAGCAAAGGAAAAACATGACCACAAACCTTGAGCGGGCGAAAGCCTGCAATGCAATTTTTACTGACGGGTGGGGGCGCACTGTGATTGGGTTGACCTCTGACCAGCTTGACGCCTACACAGCCCAAGCCATCCGGGATGCGCCTAGTAAGTGCCCCGGCATACCGCGTGCAGGGTGTAACTACATAACGGAGTGTGGGCAAAGCTGCAACAAATGCGGCCATGTTCACCATGCACACCAGTTAAGCGCAGAGCCAGAGGCTAATCTAGTGAGAGCGGTGCCGCTGAGTGATGAGCAGATTGCCGATTTATGGGACGCGCAGCTTTTCCACATCACCGATCTGGCTGGTGCTATTGATTTGGTGCGCGATGTCGAAGCAGCGCACGGCATTAGCACACAGGGGGTGAAGTCGTGAGCTACCTTGTAAAAATTATTCATTCGGAGACTGGCGAAGTGGTCAAGATGATCGAAGCTGTATCAGAGCACCACGCTGACAGGATTGAGGGTGGTGTTTTGATCAACCTTAATCACGATCAATATCACACCGAAATTGCGCCACCCACACCCAAAGGAGCCGCATGACAACCGACAAAGAACTGCTTGAGCTTGCAGCTAAGGCTGTAGGGCTTGAACTGCAGTGGCACAAAAGCGCTTTGACCGGCGAGGCTTTGCCAAGCCCTACGCATTACACGCCAGGATGCGGGCATGTGTACTGGAGCCCACTCGACGACGACGGCGAGGCTCTGCGGCTTTTAAATCGTCTACCTTTTCACACTCTTTATGTGTCGGAGATAGGCGCTACGGTATTTATCCCGCACGAACCAAACACTGTTGGCCTCAAGTGCGACGAGTACGCAAGCGAGCACGGCGGCAATTTAGACGCAGCAACCCGACGCGCCATCACCCGAGCCGCTGCTGAAATTGGAAAGGAAATGCCATGACAACCGAAGCACAAAGGGCCGCGTTTGAGGCGTTTGCCAAGTCGAAGCGGTACAAGCTGGATAAAACCGTTGGCGGCAACTATCTGATTGCTCAGACGGCAATTTTGTGGGAAGGCTGGAAAGCTGCCATCAGGGCAGATCATGCGCTACCAGAGCCAACCGTGCCAGACAAGATGCAGGACTGGGCCGGAATGGATGGCGTGACAGCTTTTCACCTCATCACGCGCCACTCCGACAACTGGGGCGATGTGGACAAGATGATGGGCGAATGGCTAGCTGCAAATTGCGCTGCTGCAATCAGGGAGGGCGTATGAGCGATCTAAACCGCCAGCAACTTTGTGCCGCGCTGAATGTGTCGGAATCAACCGTCAGGCGCTTGGAGCATGATGGACTACCATTTACACCAGTCGGCACCCGGTCAAAGCGTTACGACTTGGCCGAATGCAAACTCTGGCTGAAAGCAAATCAATGTCAATCTGGGAAGACTCCAAAGGCCGTAAACATGTCGGGGTCATGGTCGGGGGTAAAAGACTTCACCGAATCCTTCCGGTCGGCTCGTCTGCGAGTGACGCCAAGCGCATAGACGCAGAGCTTCGCGGCTCAATCGTCAAGACGGTAAAGCCGGTCAATATCCCCGGCGACCCGCCTTTGACGTCGATCATGGCGCTTTATATGGCCCATACCGACACCTTAAAGAGCCCGCAAACCGCCAAATATCACGCCATCCGGTTCGGCCCATGGGCTGAAAAGTACAAAGCCAGCGAAACCCGCAAGGCTGCAGCCCACTTTATCAAGGACGCTCAGCCGAAATACGCGGCGTCAACCATCAACTGGAGCCTGTCAACGCTGAAGAAGGGTTTAGAGCTGGCGTACAACATGGACCTTATCCCTGAGAACTACGGCGACCGGGTGACCACGTTGGCGGTGCACAACATCCGGGACAAGGTTCTGACCATGGATCAGCTTAAACGACTTGTCGAACACTGCAGCGAGCCGGTACGGGTTGCCATCTGGATTGCCATCTACACAGGCTGCAGGCGGGGGGAAATACTGTCAATGACGCAGGAAAGCATAGGCGCGGACAGCATCACGGTTTACGCTGGCAACACCAAACGCCATAAGACACGCACGATTCCCATTGTTGCGCCGCTGCGCCCATGGCTTGATCATGTGCCGATTGGTATCAATTTTGAAGGGCTGAAGTCGGGATTTAGACGCGCCAGGGTCAAGGCTGATCTTGAGTGGCTGAATTTTCACGATCTGCGGCGGTCGTGTGCAACCATGATGATTGCGGCTGGCGTTGATTTGTACGTGGTCAGCAAGTTGCTGGGACACTCCAGCGTCACGGTGACGCAGACCCGCTACGGACATCTGCAGACTGACCGCATTGCGGCTGGCCTAAGCAAGACTTTTGGGTAAATGGTGGGAGATACAAGTTTCGAACTTGTGACCTACCGCGTGTGAGGCGGTCGCTCTACCCCTGAGCTAATCTCCCAAATTACACCAGCAAATTACACAGGGAGCTTGAAACCCGCATGAATGCTACGTTTCAACTGCAGTGTGAATGCTAGTGAAGGGGCGATTTTTACAGTGCTTCATTGGGAAGCTCAACTTCAGGAGCGCCCTGAATCGTGTGTAAATGGCATGGTTTTACACCAGGAATTACACCGGCTATTACGCAGTAAACCGGGTATCGGCTGACGAGATTGCGGCGAAGCTGTAAAAAAGCATTGCAACTGCGGGCCGAACCTTATAAACTGAGGCTTGAAACGTTGCGACAACTTTTCAGGCCTTGTGCCCCTAGACCTCCATCGCCCTGCAAGGTTTTGGGGGTTTTTGCTTTGTGGAGCATCAATCCCCAGCCAGCGCCCAATAAATCAAGGTTGCCCGGCTAGGCACACTTCGCGGGTGTAATCCTGCAGAGCCTTTGCCTTGCTTGCCAAGTTTGCAAAGTCGTTGTCCAGTATTGCAAGAGAAGTGGCGCATTGACTGATGATGGCTCCACGGGGATCATCAGAGCCTCCAAGGGGGGCGGCTTCTGTACCGGGGGCAATATCAAGGCTGGCTTTGAGGTCGCGCAGCCGGTCAGCAGTAGCGCGGCTATCAGCCACAAGCCGAGCCTTTTCTTTGATAAAAGCATTGGTGATTCCTTCGTTTGTAATCGTGAGCGCCTTTTCCTTCATGCGCCTAGCCTCAGATTCGGCCAGCGCGGCCTGTACCTGCTCGGCGCGCTCTTTGTCCCATGCTGCGCGGACAGTCGCTTTACCGGCCCGGTACGTGAACAGGTGCGTGAAACTCAGCCCGGCGACCAGCGCCAGGCAGATCCAGAAGCGGGGCGTGAGTAGCGCGGTCATACTTTGCCCTTTCTGATCCACTGCAGCAGAGACCACGCGCAGGCCGCACCAAGCACGACCCACAGCGCGGCCCTAACCACAAGCACCACAGGCGCCAAGGCGATGCGTTGCCACCACTTCACGATTCAGCCTCCATTAAAAGTTGACTAAGCATGTAGCAGAACGGTTCGCCATTAGCCTCCCGAGGATCAATACCGCAGCGGTCAAAGACATGGAAAAGGCAGTGCGTTAGTTCATGCGCAAGCACATGAGAAGATTCGGCGAATATGAGATATGTCCAAAACCCGTCCTTGCCTTCGCCGCCGTTGAATCGCCCGGCCTGCGCGCAAGTGAGGATGTCTGGTGTTTTGAATAGCCGCTTGTGTTGGCGCTCGTATTCCTTGCGGGACCGAACAACATAGAGGTTGCCGTTATAGGGCCGCAGGGACAAATTGCAAATCTTGCTCACAAGTCAGCCCCTGCCACAAACTCCCGCGCCGTCCGGTGCAGCGCAGCCCAGGTCTGCGGGTGGGGTTTGCCCGGTTGCCAATTGCGAATGTACGTGTCCCAAGCGCCTTGAGCGTTGCCGACTTCGGGCAGCGCACGCGGGTCTGTCAGTAGTAGTAGTCGGGCGAAACCTGCGGCCAGCACGTCATCATGCTCAAGCGCCAGCCATGCGGCCATCGGCTCGGGCGTGACATGCCTTGCAGCGCACAAGTCTTTGGCTTTGGTGCGGCTGGTCGGGTGATTGAGAGCGCCCCGAACGCCGCCGCCGCGTTCAAACTGCCAGTAGCCCATTGCAGGGCCGTTGCCCATTTGGCGGCGGTACTGAAAGCGGCTTTCCTGCAAGCCGATAGCCAACATTTGTACACGGGCCTGTGGACTGTCTTTGACCTTGATGATTTCCAAGGCAGGTAGGTAGGCTTGTTCGATCGCGCTAATGAGACTTATCATTTTTATGCCTTTTTGTCTCACCATCCACGCGCCACACGTACCCAAGGATCGTGACCAGCAAACCGCACCGCAGGAGCACGGCGGCATTCCAAAAGCCTTGCAGCGAGTCAAACTGCTTGACGGCCATCATTCCTGTTGCAAGCAAGGCACCGATCATCATCACCAGTCCGGCCTTCATCACGACGCCCTCTTGTATGCGCCGGGTCAGCACGATAAAGCTCAAAGCACCCGCGCACAAAAAAGAAGCTGCGCCGGCTATTTGCTGTGCAATTGTTTCCATGGCATCAGTCCTTTCTGACCCATGGCAGCACATCGCTGAGCTTTGCCTGACGTATCCAGTCGTTAATCGCGCTGGTTAAATTCATGCCAAAAAGCCCTAGCATGAAAGCGATGCCGCTCATCATGGCGGGCGTCTGCAGGCTGAAAAACGCCGCCACGGCTGGAGTTAAAAATCCGGCCAGCAAAGTGCCTGAGCCCGCGTTAATCAGCCGTTCAGCCCAAGTCTTGCCCGGTGCACCTTTGAGCGCCACGACCGCGCCAGCTAGTCCAATGGCAAACGGGCTGGCCAGGATTTTGTCAAAATTGAATTCATGCGGCTGCATGTTGCGGTCCTTTTGCGGTGGTTGAGGTTGGCTCAGGCATAGTCAACTCAAGAAAACACACCACGGGCTACAGTGCGCGTGTAGTCAGCATCCAGCACAGTTGCGGCACTGCGCCCACTAATTGCCAGGTTTTCTCCAAAGCCGCGATACAAGCGGAATCTGGAAGCGTTGGTTATGCCTGCGGGTAACGCAACACCGGCAGCGCCGCTGAATCCCGCTAAAGCTCCGGCTTGTATGGCAACACCTGAAAAGTTCTGCGAGTTGTTGGAGTTGGTTGTCGTGCTTGACGAAACTACTCCGTTGGCCGACTTCAGCCGAGCGTATTGGCCCGTCGCATCACGCCAAAACGCTAATTGCACAAAGTTGCCATAGTCGCCTGCGGCTGGAACCAAAGCGCTCAAAATGTCAGCAGTGCCTGCCCCGGTTTGCCGCCTTACGGTAATTGCGCTGGTCGTGGCTTGTTGCGCCATCATTATGATGTTAGGCGCGGCAGTGTAAGAATTTGCACCCACGCGGAAAAACTCAAAAATAGTGCCCGCGCTATTCCATTGCGCCTGCGTTGGCAGTTTGAAGTAACCCGCTATAAGGAAATATTGGTTTGCAGAACCCCAGACACTGGTGGCTAATGCGCCAGCGCCCTGCACGAACGTTCCGTGCTTGGTCAGAGCGCCATAGTCGAAGCCGCCGCCAGCGTAAGACATTGTTTCGCCGCTTTGCAGCACGAATGAGCCATTAGCTGTATCACTCACATCATTGATCGGACTCGCGTTAACGGGAGTTCCACCCGCGTAGCTGTATGTGTAGGCAAGGTCAAAAAGAAACTTCACGCCACCGTTATCGCCGGACAGCAATACGTCGCGTTTGTAAGCAGTCAAGCTGCTATCGGTAAATGTGCTGGTAAGTTTGAGAAGCATGGCGATCCTTTAAGCAGTTAAAAAGCGGGTAACGGCGTCCACAATCACGCGGCCACCAGTAGAAGGCTCTGGGTGAATCAGATCAGCGTTAAACCATGCACGCGGGCTGGTGCTGGCGTATTCGCTGAAGGTTTCACCAAACACGTATTGCAGGCCAATAAAGCCGCATTTGTTGGTTGCGGCCAGCTCATATAAGACCGTTTCGTAGTCGGTCATTGGACGCGTGTTGACCCTGCCGTTTTCACAAGGGCAGATCAGCACAATGTCAGCTAGGGGCACCGCTGCCCGCACGCGGGTTATCAGGGTCTGAGTGTGCGTCTTGTAAGTGGCCGAGTCGTAAGCCGCTTGGTCGTTGGTTGCCAGCATGATCGTGACCAGATTGGGCGCAAGCGCGGTTAGCCCTGCTTGCCACTGCGCCGCATTCGGGCTGACCCAATTGGCCGCAGTGCTGCCAGTTGCACCCAGCTTGTGCCAGCGCACGCCGTCAGTCGTTTTTTGAATGTCCAGACCGCAGATCGTGGTTGTGCCTGAGACATTTTCAATATCCAGCGTCCATGTGCCGGTTGGCATACTGGCAAGTGTTGCCACAGTCAAACCAGATCCGGCGCTTAGGTCCAGCGCGGTCCATGAGCCAGCATTCCAGCGGTATTGAATGGCTCCAGCGCCAGCAATGTAGAACAGGTTCACAGCACTGGTATTGCCTAGCGCTCCATATGCAACAGTAACCTTTGAGCCTGCTGTGCTGGAAAAGATGTGTCCTATGTCCGGGCTGGCCGACGAGCCATAAAGCACTGTCCAGTTAGCTGAGAGGGAAACTTGCACGTCACTAGGAATAATTCCTGGCCCGGGGGCGATGTTGTTACCAGTGACATTGCCATTGCCACCAGCCCAAGCATTAGACAAACCACCAAAACCCCAGGCAAAGCCCGTCCAACCGGGGCCAGCATCGCCGTAAGTGGTTTTCAGTGTGCTGGCAGTTGGTCCGGTCCAGCGGCTGACCGCATGGTTCCATGAGTCACCCATGCCTGCAGCTACTAGTTGAGCGGCCTCAGCCAGTAACCGCTTACGCAGACGCTGGCGGGTTTCGCGGGTGTACCACTCGCCCCACTGGTGGCGCTTGGGCATTCCGTAAGGGGTGAGGTGCTGGTCAATCCTTGTGGTCAAGCTGGTGCGGGTGCCGCGTGCGGCGGTCACTTCATCCGAAGCAATCTTGCCGTATGCCGTGCCGTCCCTGCGAATCCCAAAAGCTACTTTGTTGGCTGAATCAACAACGGTTAACAGGTCGTCAAGCGTCTCACTGTTTAGGTCAACCATCCCGCCCAGCGCGGAGGTAAATTGCCCGGCAACCGTGCCTAAACTTAGTGCGTAGGTGTTGTCTGCATTGCGCGTCAGGACAAGCCCGTTAGCTGTGCCGATGCTGAGTCCCAGCTTCGCCAGCAGCGTGCCGTCGGCGGTGATTCTTAACGCAACTTTTGAGGCCGCATCCAAGATCGTTAGCGGGTCGCCTGACAAGTCTTGTACAGAATCAATGATGCCGTCAAACTCAGCGGCTGGAAGGATGGTGTAGAGCAGCGTCTGAGTCGATACGCCGGTTCGCTGGTACATGGTTTGACGTGCCAGCAGAGTCACACCGTCATTGTCAAGACCGCCTTTTTTAACTTGAAAAAATGAGGTCGGGCCGGTGGTTGATGCACTTGCGGCGCGGCCTAAAGTTACGCTGTCGTAAATACCGGCGGCACTTTGTGACGCTTGCGCGTAAGTGTTGGCAAGGTCGCGTGCTGCTTCTGCAGCAGTCTTGGCTGTGGTTGCCAGCCCTGCCTGCGCTGTGCTGATACCGGCCTGCGCGCTGGCCGTTGAAGCGCTGCCAGCAGCAGCAGCCGTCTGATTGACCCACACGCCAGCAATGCGCGCATAACGGAAGCCGTCCGTGCCGCTGTACTCATTGCCGTCCTGGATAGCTGTGCCGTCAGGCCGCGTGGTAGGGGCAACTGCGTAAGTGCCGGGATAAATGCGGTTGTCAATTGCCGTGCGTGAAGCGGCTGCGGCGGTTGCGCTGGCCTGCGCTGTAGCTAGTGCAGCGGTCAGGCTCGCCAACGACAACTCAAACGAAGCATCCACCCCGCCGCCCACGATATTGCTTTGCGTCCACTGCGATACGCCATTTTGGTCGGTCAGCACGATCTTGTAGGTCAGGGCGCTATTGAGCCAAACCACGCACGTTCCATTGCCGTCCAGCACAATCGGATTTGTGTTGGCAATCGTCATTGCCTGATCTTGATAAGTCGGCGTTTTGGTCGTGGTGCCGGTCAGGTAAGTGGTCAGCAGGCCACCGGCCAGGGGTGCCCCGGTCGCGCCTGTGAAGCGTAATCGGGGAATAGTTGCGATTGCACCGGGCATATTGATTCTTTCAGGCTAAAAAAAAGCCGCCTGACGGATGCCGGGCGGCTGTGATGGTTTGGATTAGCGGTTAATTGCCGTATGGAATAGGTTGCGCTAGCCGGTTGCCGATCTGCGAGCCGATAAACGCCGTACCGTCCGCGCGCCGCGCGTTCTGCTCGTTGATTTGCCGCAGTAGACCGGCAAGGCTGTTCAGGTTCTGCTGAGCTTCTGGGCCTTGGGATAACAGCATCCGGCCCATTTCATTGCGTACAGTCTCCGGTGTTTTAACGCGGTTCCATGCGTTTCTGGCCGCACCAAGGGCGCCCATTACATTCCCGGTTTGAGCTGATGTCACAGCGCCGCCCAGGTCGCCTATGGCGCCTATATCCATGTCGCCCATACCTGCCATGCGGGAGGCGGTTTGAGACCCCGTTCCAACGCTTTGAATGCGCTTCATGGCAGACTCCCGCGCTGCCGCTGATGCGAACTCACGAAACGCCCGCTCGTCACCAAAAATCACTTGCAGCTTTTCGCGCGTCGCTGGCTCTTTCCACATATTGAGGATATTTGTCTGCCCGGACTGCGTGCCTAACTTGCCGCGCAATCCCTCGAATGCGCCGATGCGGAAAGCCTCTAATTCACTAGCCGACATGCCGCGCACGACGCCCGATATCGCCGCTTCGTCCTGCGTGATGGACTGCCGCCCTCTTTGCGCTGCATCCATCAATTGCGATGGTCCTGCATAGGCGTCCCGTGCAGCCTTGTAAACCGATGTGCCGGTATTTGGGTCAACCGCAAGGTCATCCAACTTTGAAACAAGCTGCTGCTTGAGCTGATCCATGGCCCGGCCTACTGCTGTCAGTTTGCCGTTAGGGTTGGTGTTACGGTCAATCAGGGTGTCAAGGCCGCGCTTAACGTGATCGAGGTCGCGCATACCCCATGATCCGGCTTGTGCAGGGTCAAGCGTGAACGGTTCGCGCAAGGCGGTTGCCATGGTCTTGGCTTCGCCCAACGCCCCCAACTGATTGGCCGCTTGAACGATTGAAACCAAGTCATCATCTGCATTCACAGACATGGTGCGCAACTGATCGTAAAGCGGCTTAGCTGCCGCGCTGCGCTGCGCGTCCAGGCTTTCTAGTGTGGTTGTAAGCCGCGCGCCGTTGGTGCCCAGCGCTTGATCTGCCGCACCGCGCAGGCGCTCGCCTGCGGTCGCCGTGCGTTGTCGTTGCACTTGGGTAACTGCGTCTTTTGTCCTGCCGGGCAAGGTGGCAATGGTATCAAGTAGCTGGTTTGTGTTTTTGCCGCCTGCATCAACCAACGCCGATTCTGGCCCGAGTTTGTTCTGACGTGCCAAAATTTGAGCCAGTGGGTTGGATTGCCCTGACGTGAATACTTGGCCGCGCGCATCACGGGCTAATGCCTGCGCTATTTTTTCGCGGGCTGTGGCTGCGGCTGATGTTTCGCTGAGCCGGTTCATGACGTTGCCGCCTGCCGCGCCCATGCCCGCAATGATGGGTGTTGAGATACCGCCAAGCGCGGCACCAGTCGCTGCGCCGATAGCGCTATCCGTCGCCACGCCGCCCACGGTGTTCGCTGTGGAGTTGCCCGCGCCACCTACCGCGCCATAACCTGCGCCCATACCTGCCGCGCGCATGGAGTTGGCAACCACTCCGGTTTTTTGCGCGACGGCGGGCGCCATGCCGAGCGCGCCGGCCGGGTTCAGTAGCATCATGGGCGCTGATGCCATAGTTTGCGTAAGTCCGGTCGTCCACGGGTTCTGTTCGCGCTGTGCGTCCTGCATTCCGCGCACGGTGTCACGGTTGGCGCGGTAGTTGTCCGAAAAGGTCTTTGGACGGTTACCTAGAACCAGATCAGACAATGATTGTTTTGGCTGTTTTATGGTGTCGATGGCCCCACCGATAGCGCCCAGCACCTCGTCGCCAAAGCCCATCAACGGGCCATTGATGACAGACGCCAAACCCTGCAGCGCGCCCGGTGCGTTCTGTCCGGCTTCATAGTCTTTGTTTTTGGGTTTGGGGGCATCCCACTTAACGGCTTTTAGGTCGATGGCGGGCGCCGCGTCCCATTTGATTTCAGACTCGTTAATCGGCATAGTCTGTACTCCCGTCGCTGTATTGAACGACTTTCTTGCCGTTGTGCATACCCGTCCTCACTACCGTCTTAGCGGTGCCGGGCTGGCTTATCGTTTTGACACGGTTCTCGCCGTCAGGCACTTCAGCCAACACGCCGCGCGTTGATCTTTCACGGTTGGCTCGTTTTTGTGCGATGACCTTCGGGTCGGTTTCGCCAATCTGCGGGAAATATTGCTTTTCAGCGCTGTCAAACTCATCTTTCCCAATCGCTGCGCCCGACTCCCTGCGCAGGATCGCGTTGATAAAGTCGCGCTTGGCTTGGTCCAGCCGTTGCCGGTCGGCTGATTGGGTTGCGTTGATTGCTGAGCCAATCCCAAAACCAGAGCGCGCGCCGGGCGTAGAGGTCAGCACGCCGCTTTTTTCCAATTCCGTAAATACATCCTCGGTAGCCTGCATTCTTGAGCCGAATTGCAGCGCTTTTGCCTGCCCCTCTGTCATTGGCTTGCTGGCGCCCTGCTTCGGCCCATACCCCGCCACTGGCTTGATATTGCCCTGCTTGTCCTGCTGCACCAGCACCGGCTTGCCGTCCTCGCCCGTTATTTCAAACGGTTTGGTCAGCGTGGCGGCAGTGCTTTCACGGCTGCGCTCGTCAACCCGCTTAGAGTTGCGTTCTTGCTGTGCAACACTTGCCACACTGTCCGCGCTCTGACCAATCGGCGATTTCGTTGTCTGACCAGGCACCACTTCGCCGTAGTAGTTGGTCGTTGTTCCTTGCGACACGTTGCCTAGATTGACGTTCTGGCGTGTGCCTTTGAGCGTTTCAAGCAGCTTGTCAGCAGTCACGCCAGCGCTACCAACCATCCAGGCGCGCGGGTCTTTTGCAAACCCCTCCATGTTGCGTTTTATCACTTCTTCGCGTGTGCCGAAATTGGCCGCGAATTTCCCTAGAACTGGATGATCAAACATTGCCGCCACATATTGGCCCGCCGCTTCTGGCGTGTTGATTTGCGGCACATACGATCGAAAAGTGCTTAGGCTTTTATCCAGCACCTCGGCTTGCGTCTTGGCTGAGTCGTCCTTGAACTTGGATTGCTCTGCTATCGTTTTATCAATCGCCGCGCCCTGCTTGTAGTTGCCAGCGCCGTACAGCAACTGGCTGAGCTTGTTCATGTCGCCGCCAGACTTGCGCGTGAGTTCGCGGGTCTGGTTTTCGTCAGCAACCCCTCGCGTGTACTCATCCATCTTCATGCCGCTCACCATTTCGGCGAGCTTGTTCTGCTTGGCTTGCGAGGCCTCGGCTTCGTAATCGTTGACCGACTTGACGCCGCGCCCGATGTTTTGGTAAATGCTGGAATCTATGGCCATTACATGCCCCTCCTGAAAGGCGTGAACTGGTCGCCGTTGATCGAGCCGCCGTAAGCTGAGCCGGTGCCGCTGCTGTAGCCGTTGTCAAACAGTCCGGCAAGTTGGTTGCTACCCTGCGAGCCACGGAATGCCGACACCGCACCATTAAGGCCGTTTTGCCATGCGTTACCCCGTGCAATCGAGCTAGCACCTTGTGCGTTGCCTAAACCCTGCTGGCTGGCGCTGATGTTGTTTGCCATGTTCTGCCCGGCGGCGCTTACTTGGTTCGTCGCCTGCTGACCAGCGCCCGACAATCCCGCCAACTTGTTGTAAGTGCGGTCTTGGTTGTTGTTAAATCGGTTGTAGGACTCGCCGGCCTTGGTGCTGCCGTAGTCATTGCCAAAGCGGGTTAACGCTTTCAGGGTAGCGCCGGACAGCGTAGAGCCACCCGCCGCCGCTTGCCGGTTGATGGCGGTGTTGCCGTTGTCAAGGCCGAATTGCAGGCCGGATTGATACACCGGGTCAGCGTCACGGTCGGCCATGCTGAAATTGCGCATCAGGGAACCGGTTGACGGGTCTGCGTCCTGCTCTGCGGTTTGCTGGCTCATGCGCTGATTGATGGCCGCTTGCAGCCCTTGCTCATCGACAATCTGCGAAGCCGGACCGTAACCAATGACTTCGCCGCCCCAATTGCCATCATCGGAGTGGCCCTGCACAAATGGCGAGCGGATTTCAGTGGGCACGCCTGCGCTGGTGAATTGCGCGAGCAATTGGTTTCGCAGGGCCTGTTGATCCTGCCCGCCCCCGCCACCACCAGATCGCAACCCCATGATCTGCGCCAGCTTGTTATTTGCCGCCAGGCCGGTTTCACGGAACGGCGCGTTATCGGCGCGTGTGGTGTCGTACTGGTAACGCTGAGTCGCATCCGATGCGCGCGCTGCGCCCGCTTGTGCGTCTGCTGCGTCACCGGCTGAGTCGGATGACATAAGCCCACCAAACAATGATGCACCTGCACCCAGCAGACTTGCAGGATCGTACAAGCGCCCCCCGGGCCTGCTAGCGGTAATAAAGCCAGTCGTGATGAACTCGCTGGCTGTGGGGTCAATGTCGCGCATGTTTTAGCCTTTCAGCTTTGTAATAAATGTTTGTGTCATCTGCATGGGTCGCATCAAAACCGAGCCGGGTCACAAAACGCTGGCCGGTTGTATTTGTTTTTCCCACGCTGGTCAGCAAGTGGCCGTATTGCTCAAAAATCGGGGCGGTCAATTGCTCCAATACCTGCCGGGTCAACCAGCGACCGGTAACCGATGCCAGCCGGCAGCAGTGGATTTCATTGGCCTTGACAAAAAACAGGCCAACTTGTTTATCACCGTGATAAACCGGCACCTCACGCCAGCCATCGGGCAGCCTCATGCCGCCACCGCCTTGATTGCCGCAAACGTCAGCAGCACAGTCTCAGCCAAGCTGCCCGCCGTGTTGTTGCGCACGCGAATCACGCATGAGCCCGCCGCGACTGAATCAACGCTAATGTCATAAGCGCCCGCCGTGCCGCCCGACTTGCGGTGACAGATCAACGCATCGTCAGCGCCTAGCGTGCTATTGATCAGCGTGAAGGACACTGACACACCCGCCGCCAGCGCTGCCGCATTCAGCGTGATCTCGCCGCAGGCTTTGTTCAGCGTCACGCCAGTCGCTTTGCTGGTCAGCTGCACCACCGCACCGCCTGCGCCGGTCAAATAGGCCGGTGGCGTCACTATGCTGGCGGTGCCGTTGAATGACACGCCGTTGATGTTGCGCGCCGTCTCTAGCGCTGTCGCTGTGCCCGCGTTGCCGGTGATCGTGGCCTGGTCGCCGGTATTGCTGCCCGACAGCGTTGTAATGCCGAGCTTTGATCGAATACCCGCTGCGCTGTTGTTGTGGGCGGTGTTGTCGCCCAAATGAGTAGCTAATGCCGTATTGGTCGCCTTGCGGGATTCCAGCTCATCAACAGCAGTCTGCACATCCAGCGCAATCATGGCGCCCGATGGCGTGTAGCTGATGGTGCTGGCGCCAACAAGACCCATCACACCACCCAGCCGGGCCTGCGCAATCGACAGCGCCCGCGAGGCTTCTGGCGTCAATGTGCGATCAGCCGTGACAAACGGCACGCGGATAAACGGCGACAAGTCCAGGATGGTTGCCATCAACTAGAGCCCTTTTCGCCTTCGACTACTGCGCCAAAGATTGCGAATTTACACGGATCAGACATGGACACCTCCCACACGCGATTGCGACCGGAGCCGAGCCGGTTGAACTTGGCGCGCGCGCTGTATTCGCCAATCTTGCCTATGGTGGCCGTCTTTTCGTTGCTCCAGGTGTGCCCGCCGTCATTCGAGTAGCGCAGCATCAGCAGCGGGTCAGAGCCTTGCCCTAATGCCAGCCCTACGCCGGTTTCCATGTCCACCTGCAAGCTGCTGTAAAACAGCCGGGTTTGCAGGTTTTCATTGCTGATAGTTGCGCGCAGCCGCAGAATCGGGTCGCCGTTGTCGGTGTAAGTGTTCAGATTAAGCTGATAAATTTTCCCGTTTTCGTAGTCGCCTACCAAATGTTTGCCATTGCTGAAACAAAAACAACTCGCCCGCCAGCGGCTTAAAACGCCCGTAGCAGGGTTGCGCCATGCCCTTTCGTGCCATTCGCCGGTAGCAATGTCATACACCCAAGTCGCATTAGCGGTCGGGAAGGTCAGCACATAAAAAACGTGCCCTTCTTGCTGATATGCGAAGGCGAAAGCGTCATCCCTGACCGCATACCCGCTGATGGCATGTTCTACCCCGTGTGTGGATATGCGCTGCGGCGTGTAGCCGTTTGCGCGCCACACAATGCCCTCACCGCGCTTGTCGCAACCCAGCCAAAAAACGGTATTGTCGGCTTTGACGATGGCGGCTGGCGCTATGCAGCCGGCCTCAAGAAAGGCATTACCGGAGCGCTGAAATGGAAAATCAGCATTGCCGGTGTTCGTCCATATCTCTGCGCTTTCAAAGCCAAACAACCACAAATCACGGTTGCTCGACATAATGCCCAGCGTGTTATCGGGTGAGCCTTCAGCGGATGCAAAATCCAGCGCATCCCAAGTGCCGCCCGCATAGGGCGCTTGGTTGATCCAAAACGCTTGACTTTCCGCCTTTCCGGTGACGGCAAAATATCCATCTTGGAAGGTTGCCTGCTTGACGCCATTGGGGAAATCAGGGTCTGTAATTTGCACCATGGAGCTTGGCAAGGTGCTCACCAGCCAGCCGCCTACGCCGTCAACAATCAGAATCTGCGCGCCATTGCTCGCCATTGACACCTGACCAGTTGATGTGCCTATCGTGCCAATAGTGACCAGTGAAACGCCTGCAAATACGCGGTAAACCGTGTTGCCGGATACCCACCAGGTAAAGATGCCGGACTGGATGCAGCCGCGCACCGGAGCGGTCGGCAGGGTTTCAATCAGCACCATGCCCGGCGTGCCATGCAAGGCCACAGGCGCGCGCGGGCTGGCGTTGTCCATCTCAAGGTAGCAATTAACCGTGCGCTGCGCGTCAGCGTTCAGGCTTCGCGCCTGATAGGACGGACCTACAAATGGAACTTTGGCGCGCATCAGTCGCGCACCTCAAAGCTAATCACTTCAGAGGCAATCGAGCTTTCTAGCGCGCGGTCACGCTTGACACCCCAGCGCTGCGCAATCTCTACCCGCTTACCCTGCTCTGCGCCAAATTTCAGGGCTATTTCGTTCGCTACACCGTAGCCAAGCGGGTTGTGCCAGTAACTTGGCAAATCAGGAGCGGTAGCCAGCACGGCGTCATCGACAAGCCGCTGGTATTGGATGGTCAATACCGGATCAACCGCAGGGACCGGCCACAAATAAAGCACATTGGCCGGGCTGATATAAAAATGCGTTACCGACTCACCCGTCTGCGCGCGGTCAGCCATAGCCACCCATTGGGCGTGATTGATCTGCGTGAGTTTGGGCTTTTGCCCGTTCAGTGATTTCCACAACACCGGGTAGGCGTAGTAGTCAGCCGGTAGGGTAATCGTTTGGCCATTGATCCATGCCAGCGCCGTCTCGGCCGACAGCTTGGGCCATGAATAGCCCGCCAAAGGCAACTCTTTGAGGATGGCGTCCAGGCCACGTAAAGCGGTCTGCATGTCGCCCGCGCTGGCCGTTTCACCGTCGCCAATCACTCCAAGGTGCTCAAGCGCATCCGTGCAAATGTCGGTTGCGGCCAATGTCCAGGCGGTGGCCATTTAGATCGACTCGACGCTGTACTGATACAGCGGGATCGACACGGCTTTTTCCTTGCCATCAGCATCTTGAATGATGGTGTTGATGACGGCCAGCTTGGCCACGCCCAGAAAGTTCTCGTCAATCGTCGTTTCGGTGTTGCGCTTGTATAGATTCAGCTTGAAATTGTGGATCAGATCTACGTCGCCGCCTTCGCCGTGAAAGGTGATCTTGTATTGCTTCAAGGCACGCGCCTTGGGTTTGGATTCAATGATTTCGCTCATGTCGGGTTCCTTCAGGCATAAAAAAAGCCCGGAGGGTTAGTCCGGGCTTTGGGGTGGCTGGCTTCTAAGCGCCAGCCGGGTTAGTCATCACGCGCTAGCAAGCGACTCAAGACGAATCAGCCAGCTTTGGTTGAGTATCGTGGTGACAGTCGTCGCCTTCCAACCCACGGTAGAGCGCTGCTCCAGTGGATCAGCCGTACCAGCAGAACCCAATGCCTTGACATAGGTTGACATTGCCTGACCGGCCAATGGCGACACGCCGTAGGCTTCGGCTGCGATGATCAACGTTGCGTAAACATCGTTGGTTGTGGCACCCTTGAAGCCGGCGGTGAGAAGGGTCGTTGCGTTGGTAAAAATACGCGCATTGGTCGAAGTGACAAAGCGGATATTTTTGTACGCACCGATCTCGTCTTCAATCACGCCTTGCTGCGAGCCGTAATCCGACACCGCGCGGAAACCGACGATCTGCTCCAAATCGAACTCAACGTCTGGGTGCACAATGCCGATGTAAGCCTTGCGGATGGCGCCGGTGCCCACATTGTCGGTCGGCGAAATGCCTTCCTTTATGTACTTGGCATTTTGGTTTTTCAGGAAACGGATGGCACGGTCCAGATCCAAGGCGGTCAGTTTGTTGACCAGTGCAAGGCGGTTGGCAACGCCCGAAGCAAAGGCCACGTTAGAGCCAGCCACCAGCACATCGCGCCGGGTCAGGTCAATCGTGGTGCCGGCTTGATCACCCAGAACGTCAGTAGCTTCGGTAACCACCGAGTCCTGATTGGTCATGCTGACCATATCCGACAGGGTGATAAAACTGCCGTACTGCGCCAGGGTTGAGGTAATGTCGGTCACGGACAGGGCTGAGCCAGTAGGCGTGACACCCTCGGTCAGCGCGGTAGTGGCAGCGGCCAATTGCGAATAACGGCGAAACTTGATCTGATTGCCGCTGCGTGTCGAGATCGGGCGCTTTTGACCGAACCGGCCATGCACGTCGTTGGGCTGGGCGCGTTCCAGCAGGTTGCGGTCGTAAAAAGCCTGGACGCCTGGGGGGACTTGGGCAAGGAATGAGGACATAACTACTTTCTATCGGGCTAGTAGCCCTTGACTCTGCGCACTTCTTTAGCGAAGTCCGAGTCACTCATGGTTTGGAAACGACGAGCGTCTTCAAGCGCGGAATCGGCAGAGGTTTTGATGCCCCCGCCTGATCCCGCACCGGGTACGCTCATCGCCGACTTTTGCGCCAACTTGGCGGACTCGGCAGCGAATCGCTTGCCAATGTTCCGTTCAGCGTGCGCCAACTTTTCTTCAGTGATTTCACGGATAACTTCAATCGGGTCCGAACGGGTTTGATCGTCCAGCGCTGACAAACGCGACTCCAGCGACTTCAGCAGCTCAGGGTCTAAATCGTTGCTGAAAATGCCCGGGTGAGCCTTGTCAATCACGTTTTGCCACTGGTTTACTGCTTGGTCGCGTTGTTGCGCCGGTGCCGGGTCTTGCGTCACGTAGCGGATGGCGTCGGCCAGTTCTGGATTCGCGTCCAAAATAGTTGGCTTGCTGGCTTCGCGGCGTTCGTTTTCCCGTTCCCTGCGCAATTGCGCGGCTTCTTGGCTGGCTTTGGTTGCCCAGGCTTGGTTGTCCCGTGCCACCTTTTCAGCCTTTTCAACGCGCGCCGTGAGTTCGGCCATCGGGTCGGGCTTTGCAGCCTCCTCCTTGACCGGCTCTACCGCTTCAGCATCCTTTTCAGGTGCGCTGAATTGGCCTTGCGCATCGCGCGCGGGAGTGGCTTGCGCCGCCGCGTCCAATGCAGCAGCCGCTGCGTCGTACTCTTTTTGGTAGTCTTCCGATTCGTTCACTGTGTACTCCTTGGGGTCGGTATTCCCGATAGTCCCTAACTTCAATTTGCCGGGTCTTGTTCAGATAGTCCGGCGCTTAATGCCTGGCGCTCCTGTTGGAGCGTTTCGGGCATGTCTCTGAGGTCGCGCAAGGCTTTGATGCGCCCGCGTACCTGCTCTGATTCCTGGCTGACCAGTTGCCCGGTCAACGCTTCGATGCGGTGGTTGATCTCAGCCAGCACATGCGGCCAGCCGCTTTGGATGGCCTGCAAGGTGTTGCTGATCTCGTCAAGTCGTTGCTGTGCCAGATATGTATTGCTCATGGGTTCCCGTCGTCAAGCCAGCAGCAGGGCCAGCAGCGCCTCGTCGTCGTCTAGTTGTAGCGCTTCTAACGCCGCCTGCTTTGCGGCCAATTGCTGACCCAGAGCAAGCAGCGCCTGGATCTGCGCATCGCGCATCCCTTGCTGCACACTGCGCCGGATGGCTTGCAATCCAGCGGCTTGCCCCGGTTGCCCCGGTGGTTGCCCCGGTGGTTGCCCCGGTTGCCCCGGTTTGGCGCTCGCTTCTTGCGGCTGTGCGTTGGCGGACGGTGCAACGCCTAAAAAGTGATCTGTAGCGCTTTGCCGTTGCGGCCCCCAATGCGCCCGCTTGGCAGGTTGCCAACCGCCCGTTCCACCGGTTTCAACCGGGTCTGGGTTGACCGCTGTCGGCTGACTGAACAGCAGTAGCAGCGACATTTAAGGGCCGGTGTAAAAGTAGGCGGTGATCCTGCTTTGCACGCCAGCGCCTGCAATCGGTGCTGTGATGGTTGTGGCGGTTGCCGCTGCTGATGACCTGATTGCGTTCGGTAGCACTTCGTCAACCACTGTTTTTGACGTTCCCGCCGCCAGTGCGTTGCCGTCTGTCCAAGCCAATGCGCCGGGCAAGTTGGTAGACGTAAAAGCCAATGCCACGGCTGAACCTACGACCGCCGCCGCCGAGGTGTTGTGCAGTGTGATGCGAATGTGCGTGACGTAATTGAACAAGCCTGCAGCCGGTGCCGGCAATGTCAGCGTGGCGGCGGTGTTGGCAACTGATAACGTGGTCAAAGCGGTAACGGCTGCGGCCTGTGTGCGCAGCCCGTTGGTTGCGTCGCCGCGTAGTCGGTCCCAGCTTGTGCCGTTGTAGACCATATTAAAAGCCGACACCTCCTCGAAATCGTTGTCGTTGCTGCGCGCGTCTTGCGGCTTGACGGACGAACCCTTGCTGTAGGTTTTGTGCAGCTTGGTTTGTAGCCGGAAAGCGGTTTGCGCCGTTGCGCCGTTGGTGTAAACAACCCGGTAAAACTTGGCAGACACGCCCACGCTGAACACTTTGCCCGTTGCAGCCGGGATGCTGTATGAGTCAGCGACATCCCAATTTGTGCCGTTTGTTGACTGCTGCATCTGCAAGCCATCTACGGCGCTTGCCTGGTCTGCAAAAACAACCACGCGAACGTCCGCAAACTCGGTCACGTCTTCAGCCGCGCCTGTAAATACGCCGCCGATACCCAGCGCCACTGCGCTGCTGTTGATGGTGGAAACCAGGGCGTTTTCGATGGCCCTCATTGGCAATATCTGATTAGCGAATACACCGCCCACGCCATCCGATGCCCGCATGGCAATGGTGGCCGATCCGCTTGTAAACGCCGTCATATTGACGCGCACCGATGCAAGCCCGGCAGGCGTTAGCCGAACAATGCCGTTTGCCGTGATGGTCGGTATCGGAAAGCTCGTACCCGCGTAAACGCCGTTGATGGGCGTCCAGTCCGTGCCGTTAACCGTGCCTTCAAACTGTATCGTTCCCGCCCATGTGCCGGTGATCTGCACCGTCGCGGCGCTTTTGCCGCCAGCCATTGAAAGTACAACGGTTTGCGCTGCTGCTGCGAGTGCGCCGGTTGCGGTAACGTCTACTGCGGTTGTGGGTTGCGTTGCTTGAAAGAATGCACCACTGACAGGCACAGCCGCAGCACGAAGCTGTGCATCAGTCAATGCCAGCGTGTTAGACATGCTAACCGGCAGCGGGTTAGCGGTAGAGGCGTGCGCTGGGGCTGATCCGTCTGGGCCGTGCCCGATCTTGACAATCTGATACTTGACGCCCGCGACATCATCCGACGCGATTACTTCGCCAGTGCCGGGCAGTACGGTATTGTCAGCCAATTAAACTTCCCCTTGAATAGTCTCGACACCGGCCACGCGGCCCATTTCGTCGCGTATCACCCGCTTGGGTGCAGCCATCGTGGCCATCATTTGCTGGAGCGCTTGCAATGTGGCTGTCGTGGCGCTGTCGTCGCCCTTGTCAGCTATCGGCTCAGGCTGCGCCATTGCTGCGGCCTGCAATTCCATGGCCTTCATACGTTCGGCAGACTCGGCCTGGATGCGCGCAATTTCCAGTTTGACCATTTCCGGGTCGGTGGTGGGCATGGCCTCGGGTGGTGGTTGCAGGGACAGCAGGCGCTTGGCTTCAGCGTCCTGCTCCTTGATGCCGATTTCGCGCTCTTTGATGCTCAGCTCACGCTCACGTCCGGCTCTTTCCGCTTCCAACTTGTCCACTTCTTCGCCGGCCTTGCCTAGCGCATCGCCCATTTTCTGCATTTGCTGCTGCATCTGGTCAAGTTGCTGCTTGATTTGCGGCGGGATCTCTTCTTCGCCTTCTTTCTTGAGAATCGGCGACTCACGGCCAATTTCCATCACATCCCAGGTCTGGTTCAGCAACTCACGCGCGTCGATCAATGGTGCCGTCATGGGGTTGCTCATGGCAAAGTCGGCAAACGCGCGCAGTTTGTTGGTCAGCACTTCTTTTTGCATGAATGAACTTGTGCCGGTGGCCTGCCAGTCCATGAACGAATGCTTGCCAAACTCCTTGATCTGCTTCCAGATTTCGGCCGTTTCATCGCCGTGAATCTTTTGCACAGTCTCCACATCGAGAAACTTCAGATTCCACTCAATCAGGCTTTCCACAATTGGCTCAATCCACAGTTCATCAATATTCTGGATGACCTCCTTCATAGGCAGGCTTGACGCCGACATGATCATGCTGATGCCGCTAGCGGTTTTGTTCAAGTTGCTACTGTCATCGCCCTGCGTGTACTTCGTGATGCCGGTGTCGTCGTCGCTGAACTGCTCAGACATGCGAATAACATCCATCCAGCCGCCGGTAATGTCCGGCTCGACGTGGTGAATGATGGCCGTCTTGCGATCTTCAGGCGAAAGATTCGGCTTTGATTGATAGACTTTGCCGGGGAACTTCTTAAAATCCTCTGTCGGCAGGAACATGCTGCGGTCAACGCTAGCCGTCCCCAGCAAAGCCATACCTTTGCCTTCCATGAACAGGCGAAAGGCGGCGTTCGTGATCTTTTGCGGTGTGGCGTTGTTCTCAGCCACGCCAATGCCCCAGATTTCGTGCGGCACATCTTCATAGACGCAGCGCAGGGCGGGCGCTTGACCATACGGCGATTCATCCACCTTGACGACCACACCACCCGCCATGATGATGACCACATCAACCATCGGGCCGTTTTCTTCTACTGACTCGTCATCCGCGCCAATGTCGGTTTTCTTGTCCTCAGACACGCCTTTCATTGCACTGGCCGGCACTTTGCCAAAGAAGCGCGCAACCTTGATGCGGTCGTTCTTGTGCCAGTATTCGACATTGCCGCGCAATTGCTGGGTGCGCGCGCTGCCGTGGTCCTCGTTGCTGCCCTGGTTGACCAAAGCATCGGTAATATTGCTGTAGCGCTTGTCAGCCGCCCAGGCTGCGACCGTGTGCGGGCTTTCTAGATTCACCCAGAACACGCCCAAACCCTTGCCCAGGTCGCGCGCTTCGGGGTCCGGCAGCACGTCCATGGTGTTGCCAAGCTCGAAGAATGGCGCGTCAAACTTGTACTCGGTTTCTTTCAGCGTCGTGTAGCCCGATGTGTTATCGGCGCTGGTTTCCTTGATGCAGGCTTCACGCACAAACGGGCCGAATATAAAGCCGGTGCCGTAGGTCGCCAGCGTATTGACGCCCGCCTTCAGCACTCCCTTGAAATTCATGCGGCCCATCTGCTCAGTCAGAATATCCTCAATGGCGTCCGCATAGGGTGCCATCTTCTCGTCTGTCGGCGTTGTGTCAAATGGCAAGCGACCAGCGCCAAACAGCGCGTCGTTTATCTTGGCGCGTGCGGCCCGGACTTTGTTGCGGGTAGAGCCGACGAACAGGCTCTTAGCCTTCTTCGATTTGGCCAAGCCTGTGCCGGCGGTGTCGTCATCAGCCGGAATCCGCATCACATCGCGGTAGCACTCCAGCATTTTCAACTCTTGCGGCTTGCGCGCCTTTTCCCAGGCAATCAACCGCTCCTCAAGGAGCAGCGCCAGCGCAGAGGTTTTTTGAAGTGTGTCGGTCATGTAGTCTTAAAAGAAGAAGCCGTCAGAATCCGGCGCGGCTTGCTCGATGGGGGTCAGGTTGGACGAAGGCACCACCGGCCGGGCAAAGGTCAAACCCAGCGCGTCGGCGGTGTCGGGCGAGCGGAACCCGCGTTTCTTCATATCCTCTTTGCGCTCCATCTTCAAAGCGCTGTTGCTGTCGTAGCTGTAACGGATCTGCGTCAAGTCGGCCTGCATCTCATCGCTGTCCGGTATCTGTGCCGGCTGCGCTTCCATCCATGCCTTCATCTCGCCCCACATTTCGGCGCGCTTGTTGGTGTACTTCTTGGCGTCGTAGGGCGACTCGGAGCTATTAACCTGCACAAGGTCGGTGCTTCCATACGGAATCATCTCTTGCAGCCGGTCATAGACCCCTGCGCCCAATCCACCCACATCGACCGCCACCTGGTCGGGCTTGACCTCTTTGATGATTTGCAGCACCAGCCCGGCAACTTCCATCGTGCTTTTTTTGCTGTAGCTGCGCAACCAATGCACCTTGCGGCCCTGTCGGAAACAGATTGAGGTGCGGTCGTCACCAAAGCGCGCTGGGTCTACGCCAATCAACTTAGGCCCAATAGCCTCGGCTTCTGCTTTGCGCGCCTTCACAACGATGTCACCCTTGATGTACGGGTCCAGGCCCGACACTTGAAACGCCTCTGCGGCCGTAGCCGGGTATTCCTGCTTAAACAGTGTGTCGTCGCGCAATTCAACGGTCTTAGACCGGCGCCAGGCCATCTGCTCCAGCGTCAGGCTGTAGGCGTCCTGGTAGTCTTTTTCATCGGGCGTCAGTTCAAAGCCGGCAGGCAGCTTTTTGATGTATTCCGGCTGCCAGAACCACGGCACAAAAATGGCGATGTACTCAGACTGCCCGGCCTCTGCGGCTTGCCACTGCTGATGAAAATAGTTTCCAATGCCGTTCGCAGTGGATTCCATGATGGATTCGGTATCTGGCGCGTCCGGGATAGCTTGCAAGATTCCAGCCGCGTGCATCTGGGCGTTGGGCCAAAAGCCGACCTCCGAGCCGTGGAATAACTGGATAGTGGAGCCGCGCCCCACCGCCTTGTTGCCTGCTGTGCCGACCTTGTAGCCGGAGTCCAGCTTGTTGAAATACAACTCCTTAGCGTTCGCAGCACTTGTTCCCGGCTTGACCAGCGCAGGGCAATTCTCGTGATACCTGTTGGCGATCTCAAACAGGTTATTGGTGGCCTCCTCTTCATGCGTGAGGATAAAAGCCCGTAACCCCTTGGAGTGCGTGACGCGCCAGTAGTAGCGGCCCTCTACATAGGTAGAGCAGCCTTGTTGCCGGCCCTTCAGGATCAACGCCCTGATGCGCCCGGTGTCTTTTCGTTGTTGCTCTAGTCGCTCATGGATATACAACTGCGCCGCGTTCAAAACAAACGGCTCAACTTTGGCGTCCTTTGTGCGAATCTTCAGGCACTTGGCCGCGTAGTGCATGAAGTCATCCTTCAGCCGCTGGCGAACCTCTAACTCTTCTCCGGTCATTTCAGCGCGTCAAGCGCGGCCTCATGATTTGTCACTGACGCATTCATTTCAATGCTCGACAAACGGGGATGCACATACGGCGCGGCCATGTTGGCGGCGGCTAGTCTTTCCCGTGGCTCAGCCTCTACGCTGCGCATCACGCTCAAAATGTACTCAAGCGGGCTGATGCCCTCGTCCATCGCCTTATTGGCAATCTCGCGGGTTTTGGTAGTCGCAGCGCCAGCTTTGCGCCCCGCGTTCTTGCGTGCCCCGCCGCGCTTTGAATTGGTTTGATTGTTTTCAATCATTCAAAGGCTTTCAAAGGTTAACTGCACACCCATCGGATTTACCCTCACGGGCTGGGTTGACCGTTAGCGCTGCAAGGTAGTCGCGCCGACTTCGGAGATAAGCAGCATTTACCCGTGCTGCTCGCGCCCTTGCTGCACGAATGATCGGGCTCGATGGAAAGCAGGGCTTACACCTGCTGCGGCTGATAAAGCCTCTGCCAGCCGATTAGGACTATTAGGTGCGGGCGCGCTCTCGTTGCATTTAGCGTCGGAGTAGGTGAGCGGCCCGCGAAACGAAAAAAGCCGCAGGGCGTGAACCGTGCGGCTTGATTTTGGTGGCAGTTATCCTGCTGATGCGCATATTACGCTAATTGTTGAGCTTGTCAATGCCTTTTTGCAGCTCTCGCGCAATTTTTTTTAATGCCGCGTGTTTGGATGGCGGGAGGTAGATGCCGCGCACCTCGGTAAGGTCAGCTAGGAGCCTGCGCGCCCTTAGCGCTTCTTGGCGTTCGGCGGCTGTTTTAGCCAATTGGGATTATTCTGTAATCGTGGCCGCTTAACTGTTTTTCTGTGCGCAGCGTTCTCATGGAAATATGCGCCGCCATTTCATCTTGACAGGTGAAATAGTTGTGCCACTCCCACGAAGGACCGAGCGGCATGAATCGCATTTGAATTCTGTAGGCGTCGTATTTAATGGGGCGAAAAATCTGCGACCTTGACGCCCGTTGCCCTTGGGTTGTAATTTGCAAAAAATCAGGCCGACCATTCATGTAAAGGCCGATGTTTCCATGCTATTGCAGCGGGCAATTTCATCAGCGCCAAAACGGGTTGTTATTTCTTCAAGAGCCAGCGCCGTTTCAAGGCAGTCGATTGAATAGGCGTTTTGGCTCGCTGGAATGCCGCGCAGATGCGGAGCTGCGTTGCGGCGGACTTGGAGTTCTTGTGTGGTGGTCATTTTGTTTGTCCTGGTTGCGTTGCTTATGTCTCTATTCTATTGCGTTACGCGTAACAGTCAACAACTATTTAATTAGTACAAACCCTCACACCACACCAGCACCCACTAGCCGCCTAAGCAATTTATTGCGCGCCTCCATTAAAAGAACCGTGCGTTCTTCAAGGTCAACCGGCAAACGTGGCGACGACCATACCGACAACCCCGTTACAAGGTTGCGCGCCTGGAGTTGCAGGGCGGTGCGGTGCGATGGCTCCAGCTGCATCACATGAAAGTCCACTGACTCGCACCTCGCGGCGTCAATCGAGTCGTCCGCGATCTGCTCCAAGCTGTCCCATCCCTTGGATGTTTTGGCGTTGCGAAACATTGGGCTCGAATTAATGCCGCCTACATGTTTGTAACCGCAGGCCCAGCGGTGCCACTGGCACAGTAAATCGTTTAGCAGATTGTCGGTGTCATCGTTCATGCGCGCCCTTTAAAGTGATCTAAGCCAGCGACCAGCGCTTAGGCCGGCCGTTTAACTCTGCGTGATCCGGCACCAAAAAGCCACGTTTTGCGGCCTTTTGCACAACCATTCTGATAGCGCCCATGGTGCGATCTGGTTGCAGCTTTTTCATGTCCGCGATCATTGCGGGCTGCAAGGCACGCACAACCTCAAGAATTTCCCGCATCGAGCGCGAAACCTTGCCTTTTTTGACTTTTGCGGGCACCGGCAGATAAGGCGCTAGCAGGACTTGCGGAGTGTCGTTGCGCCACTGTGTTTTAACCGGATTTTGCATACTATATTTTACCTGTTGTGCTTCGATTTTGCTAGCTAGAAACGCACTGTTTACGTGGCTTCCAGCGCTTTTTGTTGATATTTTTTGTGCGGCCGCGCCGGTCATGCCGCCTCTATCTGCCGCTCAATGCGTGCGCTTTTGTAAACCGGCTGGATACCCTGCATTGCAGCCATGGCGACAAGAAACTCCATCCATGTGCTGAACGTCTTTTTGCCGAGCTTGCTGGTGCGCTGCGGGAGCATGATGACCTTGCCGTCAAATGCGGCCATCCTCATCTCGCCGTTCCATGCGCCGGTCAGAACGTCCTTCCAATCGTCATCTGTGACGTATTGCAAAACGCCGTTAATGCAAAGCTGTTTCTGTGCTGCGAACCCGGCCAGATACGGCCATTGCGCGGCGTTCTGGTCCAGTGTGCGGCTTGTCTCGCCTACCGTCACTGCAAAGCCTTCAGGCGCATCCTGCAGGATGAAATCAGCGGCACGGCGGCGAATTTGCGGATTTTGCAAGATGAAAGTGCGCTTACTCATACCAAAACCGCCTGCTCTTGTTTGGCTCGCTCAGGCTCGAATAACTGGCCTTGGGCGTAGGCTTGCTTTATGCGCTTGCAAGCAATGGCAAAGTATTTAGGCTCGCGCTCTATGCCTGTGAACTTGCGGCCCATTTGGACGGCTGCTACGCCGGTGGTTCCGCTGCCAGCGAAAGGGTCAAGGATGGTTTGCGCGTCAGGGAAAAACGAAAGCGTCCACCGCATCACAGCAAGCGGCTTTTGCGTGGGATGCCCGCATCGCTCTGCGTTTGTCGCTGCGATGGTCTGGTCGATCAACCTGGCATTCATATCACGGTTTGTCCAGGCTAGCTCTACATCCGCCGCGCTTGGCACACTATCGCGCTTGTACCAAACAAGCCAGCCACGCGAAGGGGGCAAAGGAAAGTAATTCCCACCCCAAATCACAATATCTTTGCCAGCATCAAGCAGGCGGCTAATGTCTGGAGCCTGTTTATCCCACTGTAATTCTGCTTTGCGCCCCCATTTACCGCCGCAATCAAAGATTCCATAAGGCGGGTCAGTAATCACAGCATCAACCTTTGGCAGCGTCGGCAAGATATCCATGCAATCGCCCTGATACAGCGTAGCGTCGCCTATTTGCACCTTTTGAACATAGCTCATACCTTCCTCACCCTCGGCAAAGCCGCCCAGCCCAGCCGCTGCGTATCTTTATTGCGCGTTGTTTGCAATCTTTTTGATAGCAAACAACCCTTATAAATAGGGCAGATGGCCAGGCAATTGGCACTTAATTTATACAGCTCGATGGTTAGAGTACGCTTACTCATGCCGCCACCTGCCTTTTGACTTTGCGCGGAAATTCTGCCCAGCCCTGCCATTGGTCATCCTTGCCGTCCCATATCGTTTCGGTTGCGCAGTCGCCAGGCCCGAGCACTTGCACCCTTTTGCCGCGTGGGCACGTATCCATCGGCTGGCAATAGACTTCCGTGCTGACTACTACGGTTTGATCTGCGTTTAGCTTCATGACTTCAGCTCTATCAGCTTGTCAAGGTAATGGCGGGCCTTGAGCAGATCCTGCACGCCACCTTTGTCTTTCCAGCGGCTGACGTACTTGATGACGTTACCCTCAAGGTAGCCAATGTCGTTGCCGACGATGTAGTCCCACGGCTGGATTGCTTTGCCTTTGTAATGGTTGCCTGCAACCTGCTCGTCGTTGGCGCTCATTCGATTTCCTTTTGCAGTGCCCGCGTTTTTGCGGCGTGGTAAGTCTTGATATTTTTCAAATCGTCAATCGTGTAATGCCGCGTCGGGTGATGGCCCTCAAGCCACTCGACCAGATCTACGCCGATTTTTGCAATCAAGCCTTTGCGAAACAGCACCGCATTACCCGACAGGTGCGTATTGCAGGGCGCGCATTGCAGATGCACGTTCAGCGGCTCATAGCGCAGTTCTGGCCGTGCGCCTACGCTGAGGTAATGCCCGGCGTGGTTTTGCCCTTGGTGGTGCCGTCCGCACGATATACAGGCGTTGCCAGCGTCACGGGCACGCACCCATTTGTTAAATTCGGTCTGCGCTTCACGCGCCCATTGCGCACGGCTTTTGAGCGTTTCGCGTTTCACCGCATCAGCCTTGCGCTCTTTGACTTGCGCGATTTTTTCAGCCTTGCCGTTGACCGACCGGGCAAAGGTCAGCGCACAGAACGGGCTGCACACTTTTGCACCCATGCGCGCCGGGGTGAAAAGCGTTTTGCACACCTTGCACGTTTTCTGCTTTTCTCTAGCCTGGCGCAGTCTTTTGGACTTTGGTTGAGCCGTTGGTGGTTTGCGGGTAATCATGATGCTATGCTTTCAATAGCTACTTGAGTCCGCTGTACTAGCGCTGGCGGTTGTTTTGGCTCGCAAACCACACCGCGCGCGCCTTGCTTTGCGCCTCCGGTAGCGGCTGGTGCTTTTCGCAGTGATGCGGTGATGGCAGGTACTCCCAGCGCGGGCCGTGGGCGCACGGTGCAAGGCCGTGTCGCGCCATGCTTGATGTTTTGAGTTGCCAATGGCTGCAACTCATGCAATTTAGATCGTGCATCCTGCATGTAGCCTCCGTTTTGCGTTTACGTATGCTTCGTGCGCTTGATTGGCAGTTTCAAATGCACCTAATGCGGTACGAATACCGTTTGTTTTGATATAGGCGCGATAAAGCCGCTCAGTGCCTTTTGGAGATGTGACTCCCAACAACCCAGACATATTGTTTAGACGCGCCTTTTTTACATTTTGCGAATTTGTGATTCGTGGCACATCTCTCAAATTTGAGATTCGGTTGTCAGAGCAAATACCATTTATGTGGTCAATCACACCGTTCGGCCAATCGCCATACACGTAAAACCAGGCCAAGCGATGCAACCTGTAAAAAGCACCATTCAACTTAATTCTTAAGTACCCAGCGCCATCACAAGTACCAAGTACACGGCCAATAATTGCTCTTGAATGCCACGGCACAGATGCCGTCGTAAACAGGCCAGAATCTGGTTCATAAGCCACAAGGCTTTTTAGCTTTTCATGCGTTAGTTCATTCACAGTAGCCTCCTGTAATTGTTTGGGCAGGTTTGGCAGCTCATTCATGCAGCCTCCCAATACCCAGCCCGGTTGCCCCGTCCGGAATACCTGACGTGCACAAGGGCCAAACTGCGCGCTTCTAGCCACACCAGGGCCGCGTAAACGTCAATCCTTGCCATACCTATTTCGCGCGATATCTGGGACGCTGTGACTGCACCGTGCGCCAGAAAATCCTTGATGCATTGGGCGTGTTCGGACATTGGCTCGGTGTTGCTCATGCTGCAACCCCGGCATACATGCGCTCAAGCCGCATCAACTCTTTGGCCTCGTCACCGCCAGCACAGCCCACCGCGTCCGCAATAGCGGCCCACAGCAACGGCAGGCCAGTAACCGGCACCGGTGCAACCGCTTCAGCCTTGATCCTGGCACTTGCTGCGCGGGCTTCATCGGCATGGCGCTTGCGGGCCTCTTGGCTCATGGCCACGGGCGGCAGCGCGGGCCTGTACGCTTCACGCGGTGCACAGGCACGGCAGAAGTCCATAAACTCGGGTAGGCTTGGCGGGAATTCTGGTTTATCGCGCTTGCATCGGTCTAATGCGTCAATCACGACTGACTCGGAAAAGCCGCGCAGGTCATAAGCCCACACCTTGCGAGCGCTGGCAACGCCCATGTCCCGCCCTTTGTCGTCCAGCACGCCGGTGGCGAACTTAGACAAAAACAGGTTGCCATACGCGCCGTGCAGCACTTTAAAAACATTGTTTGCCGTGCCTTCAATAGCGGCGGCGGGCGGGCGGGTGAATTGTTCGGCAGTCAGGTTGATAGATGTCAGCATTATTCGATCTCCGAGTCAAAAATAGCGGCGGCGGCGCCGGCGAATTTGTGGGTGTTGCGGGCTTGAACGGGCGAGTCCCTGCTCGCGTACCAATCGGCTTTAAACCCCTGCCAGCCGCGTTCACAGCAGGTTTTCAAAGCGTCCTCAAGGCTCACACCCGCTTTTTCCGCTTCGCGCTGTATGCCCGCCAATGCGGTGTTGGTCATCGGGGATTTTTTGGCGCGACGGATTTTTAGAAAATCTTCCCAAACCACATCACACACGCCGAAAGGCGCAACGCGGCACGCGGTGTCCTTCTTTGTCAGGGTTTCAGGAATCAGTGAATCAGGAATCAAGGAATCAGGAGTCAGCCCGATTGCCATAGTTGCCGCATCTGGTTTGCACAGTGTTTGCACAGTGTTTGCACAGTGCTTTGTTGTTGCTGGTTCCGCATCAGCAACATGCCCGTTCTGATCTGGCAGGATGCTCGCCTTTTCGTCGCGGTGCGGGTTCTGGTGTTTAGTAAAGTTCACAACCTGCAAGTACCGTGCGCCGTTGATGGTGTAGCGGGTAATCATTCCGGTTGCGGCTAACTGCTCCAGCAATGCATCGCAGTCCACGGTGTCAGCAGGAAACACATCCATCTTGATCTGCTTGGGTCGATCCTCTAGGCGTCCTGCACGGTCAGCCAGTGTCCAGAGCCCAATGAACAGCAAACGCGCCTCCATTGGTAACTCGACAAGATCGGCATTACGGAAAAAACCGGGCTTAATATTGCGTGCGCGTGCCATTTACAGCGCCACCCAAACCCGGCAACCACCCCGAACGGCTTCAGACTTCACAATCCCGCCTGCTTCGCTAATACGGCGCTGGACGGTGTAATAGTCCATCTTCAAGCCGTCAGCAATCTCACGCGCGGTAAGACCCGCAGGCGTTGATTTGACGGCCTTGCTGATAGCTGCACGGTCTTTGTCAGCCTTGCAGCTGGCCGCGTGGTGCGCAGCTTCGCGGCTGGTGTCCGGGTCGGTGTTGCGCGACCGGGTGTGCGTAAATGTGAGGTTTTGCATGTTGTTGTTTTCCTACCGTGGGTAAGCCGTTGGCCTACACCGTTTGTGGACGTAAAAAAGCGCTGTTAAGCGTGATTTGCGGTCCCATAGGCAGCGACTTAACGAGCCGGTTGTCGTTGGCACCAGGGCGCGGGCTAGACATTGGCTTTTGAACAAGTGGCGCCCGTTGACTAGAGGTTGTGAAAGTGGCAGGCGGCGTAAGGTTCGTAGGCTTTGCTGCTGCGTAAGCGCGCTGCGCTGCGGCTTCGGTAGCTTGTATTTCGCGGGCGCTGCTCATGCCAAACCTGCCTGTTTCATCAGTGCTGCGATTTGCTTCATCGCCTCTAACTTCACTTGGTCAGCGTCTACGTCCTTGCGGCCTAAAAACTTTTCAACTAGGTAATAGATTGGCGTGAAGTCCTTGCTTTTGGCGATATAGAGCTCAAGGTCGTCAACGCCGAATTTGCGCTGACTGTCTTCGCTGAGCTGGTTGCTCAAGTTGCCGGGCGATTCATTCAGATCGATAGCGCAGGTGCTAAGACCGCGCCGATAGATGCCTGCGCCGATGCAGTCACGCAGGTTGCGGTGACGCTCCACAAGGCCGGGCTCAAAGTCCAGCGTCAATTGATTTTTTCCAGTGACAAGCATTGATAAATCCTTTTGTCAGTGTTTGTCACTGATAGGTAAAAAAATAGACAACATGCGAAACACAAACACTTTTATCCACGCCGCCGAAGCCGCACTCACCGGCTTTCACCCGCGAATTGCCAGCGATCAGGCGCTTGTTGAGCAACTGATCTGCGCTGGTATTGGCTGGGGTGAGGTGCATGGGGTGGATGACTTAGGCGGTGCGCTGGTCGTTGCCTGTGCGCCTATCCGGGTCGGTGCGGCGTTGGCTGGCTCGGCGTGTGCTAACGGTGCGTTTGTCGGCGGCACTGGCGGCCAGCTCGGGCCAAATGGCCTGCCAGTCGTCGGGCAACAAGTCCTGCAGCGTTACTTCTGGGTCAATACTGTTCCAGCGCCGCGCAAACTTGGGGCTGGGCACCTTGAGACCCTTGATGATTTGGTAGAGGTATTGCTCGTTGCAATCCAAGAGCGCGGCCACTTCGTAGCGACGTTCTGGTGTGTAATTTGGAAGTGCCATATCAAATATTCTAACCATCGGCTAGCTTTATGCAAGCTCTCAGCTAGAAATATTATTATTGGTCTGGTGCAATAACTCTATGGCTGCAGAAGAAAACAGGCTCGCAAATTTTCGGAGCATAGTGGACAAAGAGGCGCAGGAAGCCGGGGGGAAACTGCGGCTTGGTTACCGCGCGGTCGCAGCGACGACAGGCCTGAACGAGGAATACGTCTACCAGCTCTACAAAGGCAGAAAGACCAACATTAGCAGCGCGGCGGCAAAAACGATTGCCCGTGCTTATTCGAACGGCAGGCCATCTGGTTGGTTTGATGGGCTGATGAATGCGACTGATGTTTTGGTCGCTGATGTGACCCTTCACCAATACAACACCGGCGGCAGCATGGGTAACGGCTTAAAGTTAGTAGATCAGCCAGGCACGATCAAAAGCTGGAATGTCGATAAAGAGTGGATTCGCATGAATGTGAAGCATCACACTAGTGACGAGAATTTATGCATCGTCACAGGCTTTGGCGATTCCATGCTGGGCATGTACAACCCTGGCGATCCGCTACTTGTCGATAAAGGCGTCACATCCTGCGAATACGATGGCGTGTACTTTTTCCGGGTTGGTGATGAAGGATTTATCAAACGCCTGCAACGCATACCGGGCGAAGGGCTTTTAGTGATCAGTGAAAACCCGCGATATAGAGACTGGACCATCAAGCAAGGTGCAGACTTTGCCGTGTTGGCCAAGGTCTTGAAGGTGTGGGAAAGCAAGCAGTTTTAACCGCGCCCACGCGTCCCGTGGGAATAAAGAGGGGGATCAAGATGCAGAAGTTATTAATGCTCGCCATGGCATTGTTTATGGCTGGGACCGCCAACGCAGCGACGGCATTTTTTACCGGCCGCCAAGAGATGGTCCAGACGGTCACCTACCAACAAGCGTGGCGCTGTGAGTACAACTACCTCGGACAGACCTTCTACCGGCTTTTCCAGACAAGTTGCCCTTCTAGCGTGCAAGTCCAGTAAGAGCCACTCGCCATCGCATCAGCCGCCCCTTGAGGCGGTTTTTTTACGCCCGCTTTTTCCTTTTACAACTAATTCTTAATTAAGGGTTTTTACTTATAGGGTTTATTTTGATCTAATTTCTAGCTGACAGCTTGCCTTTTACTAGCCATCAGATAGAATAATTCCAAGTCGCAAACACAGCGCGACAAGGCGAAAGTTTTAACTACCTGGAGCAGCATATGACGACAAAGAAAATCGTAAGCCGTTGGGATAGCAGCAAAGTTCTGTTTGAGTGCGAACTGCCAGACGGCACGCCGAGCGGCTTGGCCATGCGCCATGCGCTCGAAAAAGCTATTCTGAGCGATGCCGACCTGAGCGGTGCCGACCTGCGCGGTGCCTACCTGAGCGGTGCCGACCTGCGCGGTGCCTACCTGCGCGGTGCCGACCTGAGCGGTGCCGACCTGAGCGGTGCCTACCTGAGCGGTGCCGACCTGAGCGGTGCCGACCTGAGCGGTGCCGACCTGAGCGGTGCCTACCTGAGCGGTGCTGATGGCAAACAACTTCCACGCGCCACGCCAGAGCAGGCAATTGAAAACTTAGACAAGGTTCGTGCAATCGTTCTTGATGACGAAAAACGCCTGCAAATGGACCACTGGCACGGAAGCAACGAATGGCGCAATCGCACTTGCGCAGAGGAAACACTCTGCGGCACAACTCATTGCATGGCTGGCTGGCTGCAAGTCTGCACGACTGAGCAAGCCCTTAAAGATATTCCGGCGCAACTCGCTGGTGT